TTTGGAATTCTTAACGCTGTTAAAAGTTTCTTTTGGATATATTCAATATCAGCAATTTCTGATAAGTTTTGTGCTCCTGGCAAAGTTTCAATTGGGTTTGGTGCCGATGGGTCACGAACAGGAATAAAATAATCTTGGTCAACAGCCATTTGGTTGAATCTCATATCCACATTACCTGTCTTATGGTCAACCGTTTGACTTCTCTTAAACTTATTAGCAAATCTTTGGATATATGGTTCAACATCCGCATCATCCATGTTACCAACAAATACTTTAAATACACGTCTTTCAGGTGCTCTTGATGTTCTGTAAACTAACATCGCGTCTTCAGCAAGGATTAATTGTTTCCAAATACGTCTTGCTTTTTCCAACATTGCGGTACCATAAGGAAGTTTTCTGTCATCACCCAATAATCTAAAGTGAGCGACTTCCCAACTATTAAATTCCAAACTTTTGTTTTTCCAAGTAAATTGTAAACTTTTGGAGTCACTTCCTGACGCAACAACCGCTCCACCATAACCTGATGTTGCTTTACCTTGCATACCAACCTCAATACGTTCAATTTCAATGTTTGGTAATTGTAAACAACCAACAACACCTTTTTCAGGGTCCAACTTTAAAAATACAAAGTTATCACCATATTTTGCGGTGTTTCTTGTCCACATTGGAAGGTTTGTATTAATATCCAATGCATTGTTAAATAAATCACCTAATACTGCTTTGATTCTTGGTGAATCTGAGTATATTTGTAACATATAACCATTTTCATCTACGGTTGTAGATTCTTCAGCATATGTATCCAAAGCCGCAGAAATTTCAGGTGTATATTCCATAGACTCATAGTCATAATACGAAGCCAATCTTGTTGGTTGATAATAAACCGCCTGAGAATATAAATTGTTCTCAATTTTGGCCCATTGACTTGTAATGTAATATGTTTGTCTGGCTTGAAGTTTTTGTTTTTCGTATTCTTCTTTGTCAGTAGTTCTTAAAAGTTCTTTTTTGTCAAACTTGTAAGTAGGTATATCTTGACCCAACAATGAATTTGGTCCAAGTTCTTGGGACAATCGTTGCCATATCGTCAGGTTTTTTTCTTCCATAGTAAAAAGTTAATATATATGTATTTTTTATCAACGCTTTGGTGCGCCAATTACCCATAAATAGTCTTGATAATCCTTTTTTGTCGGTTGATTTTGATAAGCAATATTTGTTTTATATTGTTTATTTGGTATTGACGGATTAAAATACTGTTCTTTTGGTGGGTCGTAAGATGTTACTTGCCAAGACTCCAACATTGTTTTAGCTTGTTGTGTTACTTTTGTAAGTTGTGAAAATGATGAATCTGACACATACACAGCCATCGCCAAAGACATGATTAAATCATCATGTTGTCCTTTCATGTGGTCTGGTCGTCCATTGATATAAACAAACGTATTCATTTCGTTCAATAATCTTGATGAATGAACTTTTAATCCATGTCTTAAACTTTCTTCAAGAGCAGCAATAATTTGAACCCTTTTGTTGTTAAAGTTTATACCAGGGATTTTATCTGCCGATTTTGGGTCATATTTCCATTTGTTTCCAAAATCAACCCCATCAACATACAAATCTTTATATCCAAGTTCTTGTAATTTTCTTGCCGTTGCAACACCCATACCACCTGTGATATCAATTACAATAAAACAGTTATACATATTACCCCATTTGTAAGCAATCTCCGCCAGTACATCAGGAGGAAGTTTTCCAACATATTCAGCAACCTGTTCCTTGTCATCAAAGTCATAAATTTGGAATGTAGAGTAATCTTCAGAATCACCACGAGAAACGTCCACACCCATAATGTATCTGTGACCCATTTCAGGTTCTTTCCATATCCAAAGTCCACCACCCATCATTTTATTGATAGGTTCTTTAATCATGTTGTCAGTAATGTTTTTAATTAAATTAGAATCAAATACGTTATCACCTGAACCCAAGAAATTACATTCCAATTCCTGAGAAACTTTACGTTTGTCGTACTTAAGTTTTTTTACCATTGCCTCAAACCAAGATGAACATGGTTTGTATCCCAATTCAAAATAAGCCTTTAACTCATCATAGTTTCTTTCGTAGGGGTCACGACCTGAAAAATCAATAATCCTATCTGAAGTATATTCTTCACGGTTTAATAAAAAATGAATAATTTCATCTGTTTTAACCAAATACAAATCTTTAGTGTAACGAGGGTCACGATACCAAAACATTTCGGTAATCTTGAAATCATTCATTCCACGATTGGCTTGTTCGTAGATTTCATAGTAAATTGGGTCATATCCGTTTGGTGTTGATACCACGATTACCTTACCACCCGTAGATAGGGATGCCATACAAGCCGCCCAAAAATCACCATCCGCCTCGATAAACGCAGCCTCATCAAATACAAGAATGGTTGGTGTAAATCCACGTAAGGCATCTTTTGATGTTGCCACGGCTTTAACTTCAGATCCGTTGTTTAACTTATAATGTCGTTGTGAGTTTTTTTCTGCCGCAAAACCAGCACCAACCCAACTAGGCCACTGATCAACAAAGGCTCTAATCTTATTTGCCATCTCCATCGAAGTATCGAGTTTGTTGGCAATAATCAATATTTTTTCAGGTTGATTTTTTTTCGCAAAAACTAATCTTTTTGATACCCAAGCTGCAGTTACCGTAGATACACCCGCTTGTCGATATTTTAATGCGATATTCTCCTCGTAATCTTCATAATCTTTAAGAAGTGAGATTTGGTCTGGAAATAATTCTAGTGGAACGTACTTTGAAACTGTGTTATCGTAAGTTTGTAGGTATGTTCTCAATGCGTATGGGGTGTCTTGCAAACACTTCACATACTCAATCATTACTTGTTCTTTAGTTAAACCCATATCTAATAAATATCAATTAGGGGTTTTTGTTGTAAAGATTACTTTTTTCCTATTGAGAACATTTTACCGATTGGTAATTCCATCGGAGCTTCGTCGGAAAACATAGTCATTTTTTTAGGTCTACGAAGGATCATAGACTCAGATTTTTTAGACTTTTTTTTTATCGCTTCGATTAGATCTTTTTTACTCATTTTTGGTTTGATAGTATTGTCTACCATTTCTGAGATTTTTTTTTCTAAAAATTTTTGTAAATTTTCGTTTGTTTTCTTTTTTACAGTTTTTTCAGGATGCTTTTTTTCAGGCATCGTCTTGTATTGTTTTTTTGATGTAGAGTCAGAAAACTCTTTTGCCATTTTACACCACTTACAATTTTTAGACGCACATTTATTACAACGTGCCCAAAATAAACCTTGTTGTGCCTTAGATTCGAATTTTTCTTTGATCACACCTTCAGTTGCAAGATCTTCCTCTTTATCTATGGTTGCATCACCCTCATCGCCCATACCATCAGGTGCTTGTACTTGATGTGGATCTTGTGAATATTCACCAGCACCCGCGTCATTTTTATCAACGTTAACATCTTCAGCCATTTCAGTTTCTTTAACCTGAACATTTTTACCTTGTAATGTAGTAGGATCTTGTAACGCCTGATTTAATTTTTTAACCTCCTCAGGATTTTTACTATCATAAACTTGTGTGACAACTTGAGTTTGTTCTTTATTTTCCTTTTTGAATTTCTCAACAAGGATCTTAATTTGAGATTCACTTAGGGTTGAAATGGTCTTATTCGATAAACCTTTCCCAATCAAATATCTAACATTTTTATTACTTTTCATAAACAACTTCTTTTTCAAATTGTAATACTATATCTCTTTCGTATAGTTTGTTTTTAACATCATCCTCAGTATCCCCAAATTGGAATACCAATCTTTTTGTTAAGGAGAAATCAATATCATTTGTCTCTTTTTCCCAACCCAAAGCAATTACATTATCCATAGAATCAATAACTGAAAATACATCAGAGTCTTGAACTAATTCAAATACGATTTCCTCGTGTACTAACGTCCCAACTTTTTTAATGTATTCCATGTCAGGAGGTAATGGGTATCCATTTGCTGGTTTAGACTCCCAGTTTTCACCGAATACTTCCAAAGTATCTGAAAAGATAAATTCATAAATGTTATCTCCCCTAAAATTTGGTCCCATCCCATTTATATAAATCAATCGATTCATATGATATCTCCTCTTCTCGTAACTTTAACTTCGTTAATACCCTCTTTAAAGATTAGGTTACCTTTATTGGATCTACCCATCAATTTAACTCTTGGGTTTTCTCTAATATAGTCTAACGCCGTATCTAATTGTTCTGAAGACTCAGATAATTTAATAACGTTTTCTTTGTTTTGTTTGTAAACCAAACTCGTTTTTCTATCTTGTCTCGCTTTTATCGTTTTTTCTTCTTCTTCATTTAAAACAAAATACTTCGATAATACTTTATCCACTGAAGACTCATTGAATGTTCCGTGAGAAAATGTATCAACATCGGGGTATTGGAAATGTTTTCTACCCTTTCTTCTATCTTTGTGGTAATCATCAACAAGGTCAGATTCGTAAACTTCTTCGGTTTTTTCACCTTGCATATTTCTCATTGCGACGTTAGAATAAGCAGCCCCCATATAATCTTGGAATGCGTCACCAAAATTATCATATCCCTCAGCCATTTCAGGTTCTACTGGTGGCTCAGGAGCCACTTCAGGTTCAACAACTTCTTCTTCATCAGTCATTTCGAAATCTTCCACTTCGTCACTATCTTCATCTTCACCACCACCTTCTAATTTAGAGATGATTTCCTCAATATCGTCTTCATCCAAAATATCAACATCAATTGCTGATAAAATGGAATTAATAACGTATTTCACATTTTGTGCGGAAAGTTCTTTTTCCTCTTCGTATGATCTAATTTTTTGTGCTAACTTTCCTACAAGAATTTGTATTCTTTTGATGTCAGAAACTTTCTTTTCTCTTGGTTTTTCCTCAACATCAACGTCCATTTCTTCTTCTGATCCGAAGTCAGGCATTTCGTCTTCAACACCCATATCCGCTGAAGGTACCTCTCCTTCTACACCCATATCTGCTGGTGGTACCTCTCCTTCTGCACCCATATCTGCCGATGGTACACCCATATCTGCTGGAGGAACCCCTCCTTCAACACCCATATCTGCTGGTGGT